TAAGAGGGATGGACGGCGGCGGATCATGCGAAGAGGTCTTCGGTCTGGACGTCGAAACGGAACCCCTGCGCGGCCGCCGCTACATTCTTCACCGCCTGGCGGAAATAGCTTGGCTTCAGTTCCGCCCCGATACCACGACGCCCCAACAGAACAGGCACATACACCTCGGAACCGACACCCATGAACGGCGTAAACACCGTCTCGCCGGGGTTGCTGCGCAACACAACGCATCGCTCGATCACGTCCAGTTGCAGCGGATGGACGTGCTTTTCGTCCTCGCTGTCGCGTGCCTCTCGGTATGGCAGAACTCGATCAAAGCGCACGTCATCCCACATGCAATCTGCATACTGCCGCCAGATCCAGTGCGAAAAACGGTTCTCGGTCTGCTTTCCCGTCCACCCGCGATAGGAAAGCACATCAGCCGGAGGTGATCGCTCGCCAGCGTAGTCCAGCATCCCCACAGGATGCGCGACAGGAACGGGGTTTTTGCCCGCACGACGGAACAGCAGCAGGTACTCGCCGCTCGCCACTCCGCAATCGAGCGAATCCTCGCACAGCGAGGCGTGCGCCAGATTCTTCTGCATGGTGCGCAGACGAACCTCAAGAGGCTCTTTCCAGATCATATGCCGACCAGCGTAGTGCCAGCCCAGGCGCTCATGCAGCCTGATGACGTCACCGGGAAAGTCGATGTAGCTGTCGGTGCCGCTATTGCTGCGCGGAACGTCCATGACATGCACGCACGACATGCGCCCCGGCATCGTCACGCGCGCCAGCTCCTGCACGACGAACGCATACTGATCCATGAATTCGTCGTAGCTGGCGCAGTTCGATAGGTCTCGGTCATCGCTGCTGTAATGGTACAGGCCGCCGAATGGTGGCGAGTAGACCGACAGATGCACCGACTTCTGCGGCATCGCCTGTAGCACCTCCACGCAGTCCCCGTTGTAGATCGCATAGCGATCCGTAATCACTTGGTCGCGACAAGCCATGATGGCACCTCCAGTTGTTGAGTGAACTTAGACGCACGCTCGATGGCAAGAGCTGCGTTCATTTCGGACACGAGATTGGCAAACATGCGGTCGGCCTGTGTGGCCTTGCGCTGCAGATTGGAGAGCACTCCACGCTCGCCCCCCGTGGTGATAATGTCAACATGCACCGGACGCGTCTGGCCGAAGCGCCAGCAGCGCCGCACGCCTTGGTAGTACTGCTCGAACGAGTGAGACGGGAAGAACGTCATGTGCGCGCAATGCTGGAAGTTCAGCCCCCATGCGCCGATGGCCGGTTTCGTCACTAGCACGCGGGCTTGGTTGCGCGCAAACGCGAGCAGCTTTTCCTCCTTCGCATCGTCGGAGTCTGATCCGCTGACTTGGATGGAGTCAGGAATAAGTCGCTCCAGCAGATCACCCTCCGCGTTCAGGTGACACCAGACCATCGCAGGCTGTTTAGTGTCGCGCACCAGCGATGCCGCGCGCTCGCAGCGCTCCTCGATGGTTCTGCGGCGCTCGTCCCGCTGTTCCTTAAGCCCAACAGCCGGAAGAGCGAACAGCATCCCCTCAGCAAGCGTGTTCGCCTCGACCATGTGCTCTTGCTCAATCAGTTCCGGCAACACGAATCGCGTGTCATCGAACCCCAGATCAGACGGCCTGCGGATGGCGCGAGCCCACGAGCACACCCAGCGCCAGAATGGTAATTCGGCGTGACCCTTCAGACGCCACTTGATGACCTCGCCACGCATACGGCCGGTGGCGCTGTTGTTTAGATCGTTTTTGAAAAACCGATTGAGCATGTCCATGTGCCCGATGTAGCCAAGCGCCTCGGAGGATGTGCCCAGTTCGGTGAAGTCGTTCGGCGCGGCCGTCGCGGTTGCCAAGAGGCGATAGGGAAGCTTGCGCGAGAATGTCGTGATTGCCAACCGCGTCGCGCCATCAAAGCTCTTCAGGATGCTGGATTCATCACAGGCGATGCCGATGAAATTGTCAGCGTCGAACAGGTGGAGCTTCTCGTAGTTCGCAATCGTGATGCCACGATGCACAGTGCCATCGCGTGAGACCTTGGCCTCGATCCCGAACCGCTCGGCCTCGGCCTGGATCTGATGCGTGACTGCCAGCGGGGTGAGCAGCAGAACGTTTCCGTTCGTCTTGCGCACCACGTTGTCGGACCACACCAGCTCCATCGCGGTCTTGCCAAGCCCACAGTCCGCAAAGATCGCAGCCCTGCCCTTGCGCAGCGCCCATTCGACAAGAGATGTCTGAAAGTCGAAGAGCCACGACGGCATCGCCAAAGGCGCGAATCCGTGTTCTCCGTCTATCTGGGACTTGCGGTCTAGAAATGCAGCGTATTCCGCCGCCGAGTCGTTTTCCACTCTCTCTCCTTCAATGTTGCGTCTGTTGAAACGAGCCCTGCCAGGCTCTCGATAGCGATGCGAAATCGTGCCCAGATGCGTGAGGCCGCTGGGCGCGCGTGAGCCACGGACGAGGTCGCGGAGGTTCGGCGAAGCCCATCGCTCTGAGCTTGGCGAGCATGTGGCTTGCGTCGATCTGCAGGCGCGCTGCGATGGCGGTCCATGAGAACCGCTGCTCTCGGAGTTGCCAGATCTGCGCCCATTGTGCCCATGTGAAGCCACCGGGTCGTTTTTTCATGTGAGGTGTGTAGTTGTGGGTTGAAGATCACCACCGAGCCGCCGGCTCATCCCGCATGTCATCCTGCGTCTCCCGCAGGTACCGAGACGGCATCCGCTTGCACAGCACCCGAGGCACCTCGCGGATGCCGACCGGGAATGGCCAGTCCTGCTTGAGCATCATCAGCCGCAGCGTGTCCCGCGTCGACCCGTCGGTCTCGATGCCATGATGCATCCCTTGGATTTCCCAGCGGTCGCCTGCTGACATTGCGTGCTCCGTAGTCGGACGCGCAGTGTAGCGCAGAGTCGGGTTAGCGGAACCCCACGATGTAGGGGGTTGCGGGGTCCTACTGAGTGTCGATATAGTCTAGGCATCGACAGACGAACCGGAGCAACGAGATGAACCAGCAGATCACGATCCACGCAGCGCAGTACGACGACTGCGACGATTGCCTGCAAGCTGCTGCCGACGACTACGCAGCAGCGCACGGCTTGCAAGGCTGGGATCTGTCTCCGCGCTACGAAGACGCACAGCGCGAGATCATCGTCCTGACCGTCCCGCATCACGCCTGACGTGCCATGACCTCCGACTACAGCGCATCCCTCAGACTCATCCACGACTACGTGGACGAGAGCACCGAAGCCGGCCGCAACTGGATGGCGTACCAGCGTCTCCAGGCGAACGGCTGGAGCGTCGGCTCGTCCTTCACCCACCCTGCCCCGCAGCGTCAGCAGCGCCCGCAGGCCGAAGAACCGCGCAACCCGCTGGGATACATCTGACATGGAACAACGTACAGACGAATGGCTGCAGGCCCGCGCCGGTAAGGTGACGGCGAGCGGATTCCGACACGTCATCGACCGCACCAAGGCCGGGAAGCGCAGCGCGGACGGCCAGAAATACCTGTGGCAACAGGTCATCGAACGCCTCACTGGTCAGCCTGCACCAGTCGTGGAGACCTTCGCCATGCGCTGGGGAGCCGAGCAGGAACCCGCAGCGCTGCAGGCTTACCTCGACGCGCACATGGTGCAGGTTCGGTCCGTCGCCTTCGTCCAGCATCCCACGCTCGCTGTCGGCTGCAGCCCGGACGGGCTCGTCTGCGAAGGCGGATCCGACGACGGGTTGATCGAGATCAAGTGCCCGTTCAACAGCGCGAATCACTTGGAGACGTGGCTCTCCGGCATGCCCGACGAGCACATGGCCCAGATCCAAGGCCAGATGTGGCTCACCGGCCGGCAGTGGTGCGACTTCGTGTCGTTCGACCCGCGCATGCCTGCTGATCTGCAGCTCTACGTGCAGCGCATCCCGCGTAATCCCGAATTCATCGCCAGCCTGGAACGTGAGATCGTCTCGTTTCTTGGCGAGGTTGATGACATCGTGCGCAGGCTCAAGGCGCGAACTTCGTTCTGATCACCACCCGACGCCTCTCCGGCGTCTCTAACCACCACAGGAACCACATGACAGCTCTCGTCCCCGTTTCCGACATCGAACGCATGGCGCTTGCCGTCGCGAAGTCCAACCTGTTCGGCGTCAAAACCGCCGAGCAAGCGATGGCCCTCATGCTCGTTGCCCAGGCCGAGGGCCTGCACCCGGCAATCGCGGCCCGCGATTACCACATCATCCAAGGTCGCCCCGCTCTCAAGGCAGACGCGATGCTGGCCCGCTTCCAGGCCGCTGGCGGTCGCGTCAAGTGGCTGCAGATGTCCGACAACCGCGTGGCCGGCGAATTCAGTCACCCTCAGGGCGGCGCCGTCGAAATCGAGTGGACCATCGACATGGCGAAGCGCGCCGGGTTGACCAAAAACCCGACCTGGACCCAGTACCCGAGGGCGATGCTCCGCGCCCGGTGCGTGTCAGAAGGCATCCGCTCGGTGTTCCCGGGCGTGGTCGTCGGAGCGTATACGCCGGAGGAAATCGCGGACTCCGATCACACGCCGACCCCCATCGACCTCGGCCCCGCGCAGATCGTGGAGCCGCCGCCGCAGATCGACGACACGCTGCACCTGATCAGCGTCTGCGAAACGGTGGAAGACCTGAACCTGCTGCGCGCGACGATCCGCAAACACGTCCCCGCGGAACGCGAGCAGGCGATGCAGGCCGCCAAGAAACGCGCTGACGAGATCCGCGCAGCCCAGACTCCGGAGACCACCGATGACCCGATCTGATGACGTCTGCTCCGGCCCCGAGCCGTTTCCTGGCGAATACGCCGTCTGTTCTAGGGATGGGCGGTGGCTCGTCGTTCGCTACACTGTAGGGCGTGAGTGGTTGGCAATTGCCGACTGCCGTACCGCAGAGATCGCTATCGCGGTGGCCCTGGATCTGGAGGCCGCGATGAACCCGAAACCGATTCACTGAGGATCGACATGGACACAGACCTCGACCTGCTCGACACGACGCTGATGATCGAGCCGGCTTATTTCTGCCAGACCGGAAGCCCGCTGCTGGCCGGCCTGCGCCGCGAGTTCGAGTGCGACGCCGTGTGCTTCGATTGCGGTCAGCTCGACGCCCCGCGATACGTGCCGACCGGCAGCCTGCGTGTCATGCCGCTCGGGCCGGATCGGTTCTACGCCGTCACCAGCGGAGGCCGCGATGAGTGACCAGCGCCACGACGAACGCGGAACCGTGGAACAGATCTTGGACGTGCTGCTGGCCGTGCTGATCGGCGTGGCGATTGCGATGGCCCTGGCTTACTGGTGGTCCGCATGACGCCCGCCGATCTGCGCTGCGGAAGCTGCGCCTACCGCGAGCACAGGTTGGATTACGACAGCCCGGATCTGACTGTGTATCGGATGTCTTGCATGCATCCGACGGGGCGCAACAGGACGTGCGAAGAGGCTCGCCACGACGACGATGCGTGCGGGGTGACCGCGAAACACTGGGTCATGCGCTACGAGCCATCGCATTTCACGACACGGAGGAACTGGGCATGAGCCTACCGAGCATCAGTAAGGAAGCCGCGCTAGAAGACCTGCGCGACCTGATCGACGTCCACCAGTTGACGCACGCCGATGTCGCAGAACTCGCGTGTGTCTCCAGGAAAACGGTCGAGTCCTGGCTCGCGTCTCCCGCATCCGCCAACCATCGGACGATGCCGTCGCGGCACATCCGGACCATCCGTTTCGCGCTGCCGTCGTTTCTGAGGGCCCGAAAATGATCGTGCTTACACAGAACTCCTACGTCCACATCGGCGAACACCCTCATGATCCCGCGCTGCTGTTGGTCCGCGGCAGGTTCCGCGGCGACGTGGATCGGTTCCTGCTCGCGCCGATTGAGCTTGAGACTCCAGACGAGGACTACCGGTATCAGGCCGCCGCGAAGCGAGACGACGTGTCTTCCGCTCTCGCAAGGAATATCCGAGAGATCCGGTATCAAACCGTCCTGCAAGGGATCCGCGTGTCGTGGAGGCTCGCTCTGGCTGCGGCTGTGAATCGGCTCATGGCGGCTGCGCAGCATGAAAGACAGCAGATCCCAAGAGCGCCCGAAGATCCTGGGTTTCGGAATGCTGTCGTCGAAGAGCCGTGGCACCTGCCACACATGGGGCGGAATCTATGATCGCCGCCCTGGCCATCGCAGCCGCCTGCACCTGGAACGCCCCCGGCGTGGATCCCTTCATGGGCAGCGTCCCCGCAGCCGTCGATGCCTACCGAGACATCCCAGCCGACGTGCGCGCCGCGCTCAAGCTGCGCCTGCAGCGCCGCACCTACGATACGGTCGCGTTGATCACGCGAGACGAGATCATCGCTCCCGGTGGTGAGAGGTTCGGCCTGCTGCGCGACATGCACTTCGGCAACGGTAAGGTCTGCCGCGAGGTGTCGCGTGCCGGCTGGACCGACTCGATGCAGGAGCGCGGCCTCGTCTACTGCGAGCAGGGGCACTGCATCATCGTCCCGACCGTCTGCAGGAACGTCTCTCGCGTCACCCGAGTCGAGGGGCCTGCGCCTCGGCTGCAGGAGATTCCGGGTGGCACTGGTGGGATGGCGTTCGGCTGGACGTTCGAGCCCGAGGGCGATGACGGGTCTTGGCTGCGCCGTGCTGACCGTGAGCCGCTGTCGCTGCCCGTGCCGGTGGACCCGGTGAGCAGCACTCGGGCCGCGGAGCCGATCCCGGAGCCCAGCACGTTCGCGATGTTCGTCGCTTCGCTTGCAGCCTTAGGGTTTTACCTGCTGCGCAGGGCGCGGAAAGCGTCGCATGATGCGGCTTGGATCTTGATGCCGAGGAGATGAGAGATGAAAGAACAACCCGAAGCCCTGCGGCTGGCTGACCTTGTAGACCACGGCAGCGACAGCAGCCACATTGAACGCGAAGTTGCCGCCGAACTGCGCCGGTTGCACGCGGTGAACGCCGAACTGCTGGAGGCGTTGGACTTGATAGTGACCATTGGCGCGGCACGCGATTGCGACGGTCGTCTTTCGCTTGACAACGCAGACGACCCCCAAGCCGCCACCCGTCGCGCAATAGTTCGCGCAGCCGCAGCCATTCGGCCCGCATCGTGGCCGAAGAGGAGTCGCACATGAAGAACCCGGTTCAACCGCTGGAGCTTGACCATCGAGGCGTGCTGCGCTTCAAGGCAAACCGCATCGTGCAGCACCTGCTGGACACGCACCCGGCCTGCGACATGAACAAGTTGGCAACGCTGGACTTCAGCAACGACGACCGCCAGCAGTTCGCGCAGTTGATCGGTTACAGCCTGAGCGGCTATGGCGAGTTGCAGGGCTACGTGGATGACGTGGCTTACAAGACCGCCGCAGCAATGGCAAACAACCCTGGCATGACGGAGGACAAGGCCCGAGTGCTTGCGCTCCAGGATGAGCTGGAGGATCTGCGCAGCGCCATAGATGACCTACGCGAGCCTGTGGCGCGGCTGATGGGAATGCACCCTGACGACCTGAAGTAAGAAGCCGAACTGTGCGTTAACCGACTTCATGCTGGCAGAAAGGAGCAAGACATGACCGACACACGTACCGTCCCCGTGGAGCCGCTGCGGCAGGCGCTGGAGGCGTTGGAGTACATACGCAGCACAACGGTTTGGCAAGCGGA